ATTACGGGGACGAACATAGAATCCGACTTGCTAAATCCGACTGCAAGTACTGCGATAAGGGAGGATGCAAACTTCAAGCAAAGCATAGGAACTGCAATCGGTGTAGGGGGTGCAAATATGGAAAAGCGTAAGCGCATAACACCGCTACAACGGGCGCGGCAGGCGGCAAGTAGGGTTAATGCCCTGCAAGCCGTCGCCGGCTATCAGCGCAAGATGGACGCGAAGCGTGCCGCCAGCGTGAAGGACGCGCTGCGTGACCTTCAAGAACGGCAAGTGCCGCCCGTGCTATGGGCCGACGAGGTGGAGTACACCGAGGCGTGGATGAAACCCTTGCTTACCGACCTATACCGCACGGACGGGATGCTCTCTGCCGTGGAGGTGGCCGCGGACGACGTGTTCGCCCGCGCCATCCTGCAATGGTGCAGCGACCACCTCGGCGAGCGCATCTCCCTTATGACGGACACCGTGAACAAGTGGCTGCGCCAGACGCTGGCCGCGATCTTCGAAGCGCACTCCGACGAGGGGGTGGAGAAGCTGACGAAGCTGATGTACCAAGAAACGATGCAGCAGTACGACGGCATCCGCAAGTGGCAGGTGCGCCGCATCTGCCATACCGAGGCAATGCACTCGATGAACATCGGCGGCAACGTGGCGGCAGACGCGCTGGGTATAGACTACGAAAAGACCTGGAGCATCGCGGGCATCAACACACGACCGACGCACGAAGCGGTGGACGGCATCACCGTCGGCAAGGGCGAACTATTCAGCGTCGGCGGCTTCCCGATGGAGTACCCGATGGACGAGCGATTCGGCGCACCAGCGAGCGAGGTTATCAACTGCTCCTGCACGCTTATCTACTTGCCGAAAGACAATGGACTGACGGAACTATAACCAACTACTACCTAAACCCAATTCTGCGCCCCATTTCTTCGGATTTGGGGCGTTTTCGTGTTAAAACCTTATACGAATATCAAGTTTGCACCTATCGCGTGAAATGGCCGTTAAATTAGCGCAAAACGCATCACACGATGAACGAAAATATCGAATACAAGTCGGTTGTCTGCTCGGAGGTAAAGGTCGAGCGCACCGATGACAAGAACCTCTACATCGAGGGCTACGCCGCGTACTTCGGCAACGTGGATTCCTACGGGGATGTCATCAAGGCCGGGGCTTTCGGGCCGTTCCTCGCCAGCGAGGACGCACGGCGCGTCAAGTTCTGCTGGCAGCACAACTTCGACGACGTGATTGGCGTTATCGAGGAAATGCGGGAGGACGAGCGCGGCTTGTGGTTTCGCGCCAAGATCAGCAACACGACGCTCGGCAAGGATGCCGCCATACTCATCGAGGATGGAGCTCTCTACGAATTTTCCATCGGCTATTCGACACGGGAAGCCGAATACCCCAGCGAGGACGAGACGCGCACGACGGGCGTGTACCGCTACCTCAAGGAAGTATATCTCTACGAAATCAGCCTTGTCAGCCGCGCTGCGAATCCGAAAGCAACGCTGGAGGACGCAGAACGAAAAGGCGAAAAAACCAACAACAACCAAACACAAAACGAAATGGAAAAAGAACTGAAAGAACAGCTCGACGCGCTGAAGGAGGAAGTCAAGACCCTGCGCGACGAGAAGACCTCCTTGGAGAATCAGATCGCCGAGGCGAAAGCTGACAAGGAGACCATCGAGACGCTGAAAAAGACCCTCGAAGAAAAGACCGAGGAAATCAACAACCTCGACGAAAGCATCAAGACCCTGCACGGCGAAATCAAGGCGGCCCACGCCTCGAAGAAGTCCGTGTCGCAGGCTGTCTGCGAAGCCATCAAGTCCGACGAGTTCAAGAACGCCGTCAAGGACGTGGTGGAAGGCAAACGCGCCTCTGCCCGGATGGAGGTCAAGTTGGACACCAGCGCAATGACCGGCTCCATCCTCCGCACCGTCGGCAACAACGAAGTGAACGCAGACGCGCAGCAGCGCCTCGTCTTCCTCGGCAACATCAGCCGCATGGACGTGCCGCAGGACAAGAGCATCGTCCTCTGGGTTGAGGGCAGCTTCACCGACAACACCAACTACGTCGGCGAGGGCAGCGCGGTCGGCTCTGCCAATGGCGCATCCGCGCAGGAATACACCCGCCAGATGGCGAAGATCGGCGCGAAACTCCCGTTCACCCGTGAGATGTCCACCGACCTCTCCTACTTCCTGAACTGGGCGCGTGCCGAGGCCATCCAAGCCATCCAGAACAAGGTCGACACCCTCATCCTCTCCGGCGACGGCGCAGACACCAACTCCACGACCAAGAAGCACATCTACGGCATCATCGGTCAGGGCAGCACGGCGTTCAGCGCTTCCACCGCTGGCGTGGCGGGCGCAATCCCCAACGCCAACTTCTGGAATCTCATCGACGCGATCGACGCGCAGGTGGCCAAGTCCACCAACGACGCTCACTTCGCCGACACCATCTACATGAATCCGTCGGACTTCGCCAAGTACAAGAACATGGTCGACGCAAACGGTCGCCTGCTGTTCGAGTACACCAACGGCGGCATCTACACGTTCCTCGGCAAGCAGATTGTCCGCACGAACAAGATCACGGCTGGCACCCTGCTCGTCGCAGACCGCAGCGTCTTCAAACTCTGGGAGAAGCTGGGCTTCGAGATCGAAATCGAGCGCGTGGCCTCCACCGACAGCTACGTTATGTATCTGCGCTGGCGCGGTCAGTTGGTCGTCCCCGGCCCGCAGAAGAAGGCGGTCATCTATGTGTCGAACATCGCCACGGCAATCGCCGCCATCACAGCAGGCAGCGGCTCTGGCTCTGGCTCTGGCTCCGGCTCCGGCAGCGGTCAGTAATGGCACGCAAGACCAAAGAGGCAAAGGCAGTCGTACCGCAGCGTGAGAACAAAGCGGTACGGCCTGCTTGCGCCAACAAAGCGGCCAGCGGCTTCCTTCGCGTCCGCGTCATCAAGGCCCACGACGGCATCGACGCAGGGACGGTGTTCAGCAAGCCGGAGGCCATCGCAAAGCAAATGATTAACCTCGGTTTTTGGGAGAGAGTGTAAATGATTACCTACGACGAAATCGGGACAAACACCAACATCACCCTCGCGGACTTCAAGGCCTACGCGAACATCACGGGGACTGACAAGGACACGCAGTTGCAGGACGTACTCACGCAGGCGACCCTTCGCGTGCAGGAATACGCCGACCGCGCCCTGCTGCCCTGCACCATCATCATTGAGGTGGAAGGAGAGCAGGCGCAGCTTTGGCAGCCCATCATCAGCGCAATAACCAAAGTTGTTGATATGAATACGGGCGACGATGTGGTGGCCGATTGCATGGCAAAGGGCAACACGCTCTACTTCCCGCGCCCCGGCGCGTGGAAGGTTACCTACACCACCCAGCCGTCGAGCGGTGACGTAAAGCGGCTGCTGGCCTATGTGTGGGAAATGGCCGCCGCAATGTGGGACGGCAACACCGAGGAAGAAGCAAAGGTCTATCAGCGCATCCCTGCGGATTATGTTGTTCAATAACACGCATAACATCGGGGCGCGGGCATACCGCGAAAGTGTGACGCTCATCCGGCAGGTGAGCGCAACCGACGAGTATGGTATGCAGTCTTTGACCTTGCCGAAGGGCAGCGGCAGCGGCAGCGGGAGTGGGGACGCATCGGTCATCGGTACGTTCCCCGCATCCGTTGCTATGTTGTCCGGCTACGCCAAGACGAACTACTACCAAACCGCCGAGATAGAGGCGTATGAGGTGCGGATGCGCTATGTCGCAGACAAGTTCGAGCGCATCATCTGGAACGGGCGCGTACTGACCGTTACGTCCTGCGAGGACGTTGGCCAGCGGCAGCGCGAACTGAAAATCATTTGCAGCAATCGGGAGGTGATATAATGACGGCTGACGGACTGCATATCGACGAGGCGAGCCTTCGCAACCTTCGCGTGAACATAAAGGTGTTCAAGGCCGAAGTGCTGCGCTCTGCCCTTGACGGGCTGAAAGCCTACGGTATGCAGATCGTCGCGCAGGCGAAGGCAAACTTGAAGAACAACGGCAGCCTCGCCAGCGGACTGCTCCGCAATAGCGGCAGAACCGTCGTACAACCCGATAACACCGTTGACGCGGGATTCTATGCCCGCTACGCGGAGTTCGTGGAATATGGGCGCAAAAGCGGCAAGATGCCGCCCGTGGATGTTATCTATCAATGGGTGAAGCGCAAGGGCCGCACGCGCAACTCCGCGCTTAAGGCGGCGGCGGCGTTCACCCACAAGAGCGAGGATGCGCTGGCACGGCAGGCGGCTTGGGCCATCGCAAAGGACATCGCCAAGAAAGGCACGCGCCCGCATTCGTTCTTGAAGCCCGCCTACGACCAATATAGGGCGCAAATCGGGCAGTTTATGCAGAACCAAGTTGACCTTGCGGTCAGCAAATATCGGAAGAAGTAATGGCAACGAAAACTGCGGCGGCAGCAATACGCAAGGCCCTAACATCGAAACTCGCGGCTCTCGGTTATCCCGTCAGCACGAGCGTCAATTCCTTTCCGCGCATCGAGATTACCGACGTGACGGAAAGCGACGTGATTGACAAGGGCGACGACGTGCGCGAGGTTGGCTTCGTCATCGAGGCCATCAGCAACGCATCCTACGCCGAGGCTACGACCATCATCGAAGCAATCGAGGACGGCATCATCGGTGTCGAAACCATCGCGCCCAGCGGATGGACGGTGCTGGAGATATACCGCGAACTCGGCAGCGAAATCAACGAGGTGGGTGATGCCGACCTCTTAATCATCCGGCGCAGGACGCAGTTCCGCGCCAACGTGAGCAAGAAATAACAACCCTTAAAAACATACAACAATGGCAGTCAAATCCGGCAACAAACGGCGCGTGTACATCTCCGCTACGGGGAGTGCATCGTCCAACACTTGGATTGCGGGCGAGCAGTCCAATAGCGTCAACTACACGAACAACGCTCTCGACGCAAGCGACAAGTCCACCGAGTGGGATCAGTTCATCAGCGGCAACAAGTCGTGGACGGCTTCGGCCACGTTCAACCTTGACAATGCGGCCAGCGGCGAGCAGAAGAAGCTGCTCCAGGCCCTCGTCAGCGGCGCGGTGGTCAACGTGTTCATCGGCGAACTCGGCAGCACCAATGGCCGCGTGGACGGCGTGGCTGGCACGGCCATCATCACCGCCATCAGCGAAACGGCAGAGCGCAACGGCATCATCACCCGCGAGGTCACGTTCACGGGCAGCGGTGCGCCCACTATGGTCTATCCTGCGTAGTTATGATAAACCCACGGCAGACTATTGAGATGCAGGGGGTGGTGGTGCAGTTGCTCATCACCCCCTCGCTTTACAAGCGCAGCCTTACCGCTGGTATGGACTTGACGCTGCACAACCCCGACGATACCGCCGAGGTATGGCAGGTGTATGTCAAACACGTCTATCTCGCGTATCTCAATGCCCTTGATGTGGCGGCGTATGACGGACACGAAGGGCCGACCAAGCCGTTCTGCCTCGCAGACTTTGAGGCGTGGGCCGCTGGCGAAGGCAAGACACGCTTCGGCCAGCTTATGCGCGTCATCGTCGAGTTCAAGACGGGCAAGACGCTGGAGGAACTTGCGGCTGAGAACAAGGCCGCTGGCGGTAAAAAAAAAGCCGTGACGCGGTTTCGTTGGTGGAGGCGTGGGAGCCACGCCGCGACTTCCTCATAGGATGCTGCGGAAAGACCGAGCGCGAGGCCGAGGTGACGGGGTGGGTGGAACTCCGCGCCTTAGAAAAGGGGTGGCTCGACCGCGAACACGCAGAATGGGAACGGGCGCGGTTCATAGCGCATCTGAACTACCTTGTGCAGCCCGTCTGGGGCAAGGGCCAGCCGAAGGAACGCGATGCGAGGAAGTTCCACCCGTTCCCGTGGGACAAGACGAATGAGAAGCCGCTGGTGGCCGATAAGCAACCCACGGCAGCAGAAGCAGAACGATTGAGTAACATATTCAAGAATCTACGAAAATGAGTTTACTTGGCAATATATGGGTGAAGCTCGGCTTGAAGTCGGATGACTTCCAGCGGGGGATGGACAACGCGGAGCGCAAGAGCAAGACCTTCGGCGAAACGATGCGCGGCATCACGACGAAGGTTATGGCTGCGGTGGCCGCGTTCAAGATGCTGGCGGGGACGCTCAAGACGATAACGAATTTTGAGGCGGCGCAGAGCAAGCTGGCGGCGGTGCTTGGCACGACGGTGGACAAGATGCAGCGGCTGACGGATTCCGCCATTGAATTGGGCCGTAAGACGCAGTACACGGCCAGCGAGGTCACGGGCTTGCAGACGGAGTTGGCGAAGCTGGGCTTTGCGGAGCCGGAGATACTTTCGATGCAGGAGGCGGTGCTGAAATTCGCCGCCGCCGTAGGTACAGACCTGCCGAGCGCAGCGGCACGCGCTGGTGCTACGATGCGCGGCTTCGGACTGACGGCAGAAGAAACGAGCCATATGTTGGAGGTTATGGCGGTCAGCACCAGCAAGTCCGCACTATCGTTCAACTACCTCGATTCGACGCTGGGCAAGTTAGTCCCCGTGACGCGATCCTTCGGCCTTAACACCGAGGCGACCATCTCGCTGCTGGGTACGCTTGCCAATGCGGGCATCGACGCATCTTCCGCTGGTACGGCCCTGCGTAACATCCTTATCCAACTTTCCGACAAGAGCAGCAAGTTGAACCAAGCCATCGGCAAGCAGCCGCAGACGATGGAAGAACTGATTGAGGCGTTCCAGACCCTGCGCGACAAGCATATCGACTTGGGGCAGGCGCAGGAACTTGTCGATAAGCGCAGCGCATCGGTGCTGCTTTCGCTGATGAACAATGCGGATGCGTGCAGCGAATTGTATGGCGAACTGAACAATACCAACGGCGCGTTGGATGAGATGTACGACACGATGACGCACAACGTGGCGGGCGCGGTTGCCGAGGTCAAGAGCGCGTGGGAGGGCTTCGTGCTTTCCCTTCGCGGTTCTACGGGCATCCTCTACACGGTGCTTACCAATGTGCGTGACCTCATCGGCGAACTGAACTATGCGATGTTTATGGGGACGAAGCAGTCCACCGAAACGGCCAACGCCTACGACAAGCTGAAACGCACCATCGCGGAAACGGCAGACCCCGTGGCTGCGCTCGACATCGCCTACAAGCAACTGCTGGCTGATGCCAATGCGGAGGTTGGGCGGCTGGAGAACAAGTCGGCCCTGGGCCGTCTGCTGAACCACGATTCGCTCGACGAGGCGCGGGCGAAGGTGGACGGGTTGCAAGCGGCATACAAGCAACTGCGCGGCGAACTGACGCGCCCCGCCAAAGCCGGAGGTGGTGGCGCAGTCGATACTGGCGACCAGCAAGACCCGTTCTCCGCTCTGCTCGATTCGTTGAACGATGGCAAGGCGAAGGATGCGAAAGAAGGGCTTGAAGATGTGACGCGGGCGGCGCGTGAGTACGCGCAGGAATTGGCCGAAATCAACGCCTATGACGATGAGATGGCGGCGCAGGCCGATGCGATGTATGATGCCTTCAAGAAGGAAAGCGGGGCGGTGGATGAGGTCACGCAGTCGCTTATCGAAATGAACAACGCGCAGATCGCGGCGCAGGAGAACACCGAAAAATTCAAGGCCAAAATCGAGGACTTGTCGGAGGATATGGCGGCGGCTCTCCGCAGCGGCATCATATCCGCACTCGGCGAACTCGCCGAGGCTATCGGCACGGGAGAGTGGGACACCTCGACTATGGTTCGCGCCCTGCTCAACCCGCTGGCGGATGCGGCCATTTCCGCAGGTACGATTATCCTCACGACGGGTGAGGCGTTGGAGGCGTTGAGGACTGCTTTGGCAGACTTGTTTGGCGGTGGCCCGGAGGGTGCGGCCATCGCTGGTGCGGCCCTTATCGCAGTTGGTATGGCGGCGAAGGCTGGCCTTGCCGCTATCGCAACGTCTGGCAACAAGGGAAGCGGCGGAAATAGCAACGGCTACAACTACACGGGCGGCTATGGCGTTACGCCCGCCACGGTCAGCAACGCAGGGCCGATGGAAATTGAAGGGACGGTGACCGTCAAGGGGCAAGACATCCAGATAGCACTCGACAATTACAATCGCAATCGCAGGAGGTAACGGCTATGGCATACGGACTACTTCTCTACAAGGAAATCGAAGCGCCCGAAGGGACGCATCGGTTGGAGGTGTACAAGGATGGCTACGCGGGTGACGCTATCGAGATTGACGGCCTCGTCCGCGATAGCATCACGATACAGAAGAACGGCAGCGCGGTCAGTGACGCGGTGGTGACATCCGTGCTTACCTTCGCGCTATACGACACCGGGCAGTTGGACTATTCGCAGTTCTTCACGCCGAATAGCACGCTATTCAAGGTCGTTTACAAGATGGGGGGATCGCCCCGCTGGACGGGCTACCTAACGCCCGATAGTTACACGGAGAACCTTGCAAGCCACGATGTCATCACGCTGACGGCCCGTGACAATCTGGGCCGATTGAACGACTACAACTTCTCGCTGGCGAAGGGGCAGATGATGAGCGCACGGCAAATCATCCTCGCGGGCTTGGGTGTCGCTGGCGTGTCTATGGACACCGTGTTCCTCACGACGAAGGTTGCGACAAGCCCCGAAACCATCCTTGCGGTGGACGGCCTTGTGAACACAACCCTGCTTATCGGGATGACGTGGCACGAGGCGGTCACGTTGCTGCTGGAAGGTTTGGGTCTCACGATGGCGTGGAACGATGCCAACCGCATCGAAGTGCGCGACATTACGCAAGCACCCAGCGCCTCGCAGTCGGCGTTCTTCATCAGCAAGTCGGGATATAGGATGATTCGCCCTGCGTGGAAGAATCTCACGGCAGAGCAGGACTACGGGCTGCGCGACAACTTCTATGAGGGGCAGTTCAGCAAGTCCGACTTTGGCGATAACTGGGCCATAACGCCACCGCAGACGAGCAAATGGGTGGACAACGGCGGGCTGCTCGTCCTTAACCCGTATAGCAACGGATTTGCAACGCCGGAAGATACATTCGCCATCGAATTGAGCGGGCATAACGGCATAGATGCCGGGTTAAATGCGAACTTGACTTATAGCGTCATCGTGCCGCAGTTGGAGCGGCCTATAAAAATATCGTTGAAATGCAACAACACGGCGTGGGCTGGTCAGTCCGTCGGCGTTGCGGTAGCGGACACGCGGTTGGCTGCTTATGATGGGCAGGGCGGCTCGCTTTGGTGGGATTATTACCATATCCGTTTCCGCTTCAACATCTTCCTCACAATCGGCGAT